ATTCAATTTTTATCTATAGCTGGCCATTCTTGGGTTATGGATGACTCTGTGGAAGAACCTAGAGGAAAGCCAATTTGGGAAAGAAGCACCGAAAATTTTGATTTTGGATGTAATGATAAATTCTTAGGAAGAACTTATTGGAAGTCAGCAACAGGACATTCAATAATGATGTCTGATGTTGAAGAAGCAAGTAATTTAAGAGGCGAACAAAATTACATAAGGTTAGAGACCGCTAATGGTAGCAGCATCGAATTAAATGATCATACCGTAGGCGATTCTGGCTGTACAGCTTGTCCTCCGAATTATGCTGGAGAAAAACGTGGCATACACATGCAAAGCACATCTAATCACGTCATTAAGATGATTGATCATATGAATTTGCAGTGTTCACCATGTAGAAAAGAAGGCGGAATACCAGAGGCAAATGCAACTAAGGCTTATATACAGATTCGTTCTGGATATGGTCTTGAAATGAAATTCAGTGATGACTTTAGTCAGAAGACTACGCAATCGCAGTGGATACAAATCACGCATCCACAATGTGCAAATCCTGACACTGATAGCAAATGTAACTCAAAGAAAGGATGTGGATATCGAGGCCCACACTTTTTAAGATTTCAAGGTGCCCCAGTTGGCTCTCCCGGCATCGTTTTTCTGCGTGCTGGTGGGCATGCAATTAGACAAACATACGACAAAGACATTGTTTTGGTTGGTGATAAAGAATGTAACCCATCAGACAAATTTACTTATGTTTCAAAACGTCACATTAGAGCAGTTGAAGATGTTGATTTCAGATATTCTGGTCAGTTACATATTTTCTTTGCAGAAAAGCAAATTCTATTACTTGCAGGAAGAGATTGCCCTCCCCCACCGGGTAAAAAGTGTAAAGGGCCATGCGTTTATAGTGTTATTGTAGCTCGATGTCCTGTCATTTGCCCACTAACAGGGATAACTCACTGGACAGAGAAGGCTATGAGCGAAAGAGTTTTTGCTTCAGCTTATCACCCATGTCAAGTTCCTTGTGGTGGAAATTGTGATGAATATGAAGCTCAAATGGCTGCTGCTCAAAACCCACCATGCAAAGAAGATGAAGACGAATTTCGTTTAGATATAAGTCCTTATGCAGAAGGATAATTAAACACATAGATACATATCATTCAATTAAGTGAAGGCACAATGTCAACTTCAAGATTTTTAGGACTTCAATATCCTTTAGAAAAAACACCAAGAGGCATCTTGGCTCAAAAAACCGGAGTAGATCAAATTAAAGCTGATCTACTTCAATTGTTATTAACTAATCCGGGCGAAAGAGTTATGTTGCCAACTTTTGGAACTCCGCTTCGTGAGTTAATTTTTGAGCAAAATGATAGTTTTTTGGTCGATAAAGCCAGACAAGTGATTGCAGACGCTATTTTAACTTGGGAACCAAGAATAGTAGTGACTAATATTGAAGTTGCAAATTCGGTGCCACGATCTTCCTTGAATAAAAATGATAGCTTGGATGAATCGGAAAGTATTTTGTACATCAAGATCAAATTTGTTGATCCTGAAAACATTCAACAAGTTGAAGAATTGATATTGGAAAGACCTTTGTGAGGAATAAATGGCTACAGAAAATTGTCCTTTTGACGTAACGCCTTATGATCAATCAGGCTTGGTAAAAACGCCCAATTTGATTAATTTGAATTACACCAACCAAGATTTTTGGTCATTAAAATCTAGGCTTGTTGATTTCATAAAAGAAAGATTTGGCGATTCATTCAATGATTTTGTAGAATCTGATTTGGCAATAATGCTTATTGAAAATTGGGCATTTATAGCAGACACTCTTAGTTTTAAAATGGACCAAATCGCCAATGAAATCTTCATTGATACAGTCAGCGAAATTGATAATGCCTTTCGATTGGCTATGCTAGTTGGATTTAAGCCTCAGCCACCTATTGGAGCAAAATCATTATGGTCAGCTACAATTAGCAATTCCTTAGATACAGATTTGATCATAAACACGCCTGTAAACATTCCAATCAGTACTGAATTTGGGCCTCGTTTTATCGAGTTATGGCCTTCAGATCAGTATAATCAACCCATTCTTGATGAAAATATCGTAATCAGTGCTGGGTCATTTTTGACTACTGCCGTTGTTGGAATTGAGGGAAGATCTTTTGTTGAAAGAATTCAAGGAACTGGTTTGCCTAACCAATTTTTACCTTTGTCTCAAGGCCCAGTCATATGGAATTCAGTACGTGTCACAGTAGATGGAAGTCAATGGACTCAAGTCGATTATTTTACTGATTCACAGCCAAGAAAAGAATACAGAATTGAATATGATGCAAACTACAATGCATATGTCTTATTTGGAAATAATCGTGCTGGCATGATTCCTACTTCTAATTCAGACATTGCAATTGATTATAGGGTGGGCGGCGGTGTTGCAGGCAATATCGTAACTGGTAGTGTTGAGTTTCAGAGAAACTATATTGTTCAAGGCTTCAATATTCGTATTCCAGTTACTTTTAGAAACTATACAAAAGGTGAATATGGATATTCAGGAGATACAATTGACGACATTAAACGCAAGTTACCACAATATTTAAGAACGCAAAATCGTGTTGTATCAGGGGATGATATAGAAATATTTGCTAGTCAATTTGCTACTGAATACAATGGACAAGTCGGAAAAGCAAAAGCAATATTAAGAAATTATGGCTGTGCTGCTAATGTGATTGATTTATATATTTTAGCAAGATTTTCAGACGATGGTCTTATTCCGCCAGATAATGGACTTAAAGTCATGTTGAAGGAAGCTTTTGAAGAAAGAAAAATGTTGACTGATTACATTTGCATAAAAGATGGAGTAATTGTAGATGTTGATTGTGCAGTCGATGTTGTTATGGATAAGTTCTATAGAAAATTTGAAGAAGAAATTAGAGAACGTGTTAATCGAAAGATATCAGGTTTCTTTTTATTAAATAACTGGGATTATGGTAAAACACTTAAAAGTGTGGATTTAATTAAGTCTTTATCAGACATCGCAGAAATTCTAAGTGTCGAAGTGAACTTTCAGACAAACAGTGAAAATAACTCTGGAGAAGTAGTAACAACTCGTTATTACGAAATAATTAGACCAAGCATCATAACTATTAACTTTGTGTATGAATAAAAATGGCATTAAAAAGATTGAATGAAAACCCAAAAATCACCGACACTATTTTGTTGGAAATTGAATGTCCAAATTTTGATGGTTGCTTTGATGCAAATCCATATAAGGTAGACAATGTAATCATTTACTACGTTGAAAGGGATTTTCTTGGAACAAATTACGGCGAATATGAAAGCAAAACTACACCAGATAATTTGATAAATAAACTTGAGTATTTGCAAGAACAAGTATGCATAAATCCCAGTCCAGAAAACTTATTGAAGATTACCGAAATAAAAAATGAAATTGATTCATCATCAGTATTAAATGTAATTCAATACAAAGACCGTGTTGCAATAAAAGTTATTGGTTCTGAGGGATATCCTGCTTGGATAGGAACTGACCTTGAAAATTCTCCTTTGACTTTGGTTGAAATTGACTCTGAGGGGAATAATCAATATGGTCGATATTCGTATGAATGGAATCCTAAAGGAAGCATACGAGAAGGTGATTATTTTATTTGTTGGAGTTGGACACCTTTAGCCGCAGGTGAAAAGCTTTCTGCACACTTGCATTTTAAAATAGAAGGCGATGGTAAGGCTGTTTTGGTTATTCCATCACATAATACAGCAGAAAACAAATATGAAACTCTGTTAGAACGCTATCTGCCAGAGATGTACAAATACACTTTGGCTGATTCAGATATAACTCCTGAAGTCACAGAAAAGTTCAATTTATCTGTGGCTAAAGGATTTACACTTTTGGAAGATATGGCAAATCAAATTATTGATTTGTTTGATGCTAATGCTTTGCATGAGTCTCTATTGACTTACTTATCAAATAATTTTGCTATCAAACTAAAGTCAAATGATCCAACCTTGTGGCGTAGACAGATTAAAGAAGCAATACCATTATTCAAGAAAAAAGGCACTTACTCCGGCCTTAAAGATGCATTCGCACAATCTGGCATGCTCCTGAATGCATTCACTCAATATTGGCAATTGGTCTCACCCTACACCTTTATTCAAACTTTTAAAGTTATTGATAGTCCAAGATTTGAACTAGAAAAAACAACATTAATACAACCAATCGTTCCAGCTAATTTTGAATTGTCCTTAAAAAGATTTGATGAAGATTCATACACGGTTGTTAGCATAGACAACATCACATTTGATGATACTGCTGAAGACGGAATTATCAGAATGATATGGATTGGAGATCAACTAAGTGCAGGAGGTGTTTCTCTGTATGAAGGTGATCGAATTAAAATCATGTATCAATTCAAAAACATTACTTCACCTGCTGAGCAAGCTTTGGAGAATTACATTCGTTTACTACCGTTACAAGATTTAAGAGATGAAGATGAACAAGAATATCCTCCAAAAAATTGGAATGTCAAATTAATTGCTGAAGATGATCCTTTATTTGATTCTTTAATTCCAGTTAGACATCCTTTTGCTGACCCAATTCAGTTTGGATGGACAAGAACCGAATTTGCATATTCAGAAAACATATACAACGCCGAAGAATATAACGGCTCTACTCGACCTGCATTTGATCCTTGTAAAATTGATAAATCATTTATAGATCCGTGTGGTGCCTGTTTAAGTTCATCTTACAGTGTCGATATTGGAGTTGAAGAGCTTTCTAATGATCGCATGTTTGAAGCTCAAGAAATATTACGTGAGTATGTTCCATTTCACGCACGCATTCACACTCTAAATTTTACTGGCGAAGTAAATGAGTTTGTGCAATCGCCAGTGGAACAAGTCGATACTTTAATAACATTTGATTATGTACAAACAGTTATATCTGGAAATAGCAATCCATTTTTCTACAGAAATATGGAAGGAGCCCAAAGTAATTGGGTCATTACTCGTGAAGATTTAACGGATCAAGCAACTGTCTCATCAGAAAACATAGGCTTAGCATACAATGATTTTGTTATGTTTGTGTCTCCAGATAAAAACTTAGAAAGCCTAGGAGTAAATCAAGAAAGCCACATTTTAGAAATACATGGGCCTTCTGCAAACATTGGGACTTATCAAATTTATGATGTTCAAAATAATTTAGCTAAAGTACTGTCAAATGTTGTTGAGCCTCTTGACCAAACAGCTTTTACTTTTTCATTGTCTAACATTCTTTACGGAAGCTCAAACTCATCAATTACACAAAAAGATCTAGTCAAATTAGACGATAGTATTAATTTTTCTGAATTAGGCATAAAGACTCTTTGGGATGTTGAAAATACACCAGATTATGATGGTGGTACTTGGAAAATTTTAATCCCAGCATATTCGCTTACAGCTTATGACATTGTTGATATTGTAGATGGCAAATTGATACTAGATGGAGATTCTAATTTGCCTATCAGTTCTACTTCTAGTGTAAACTATACCATTTATGATGATTTGAGCAATATAATTCAAGCTTCAACAACTGGCAATTTGCATGTTACTAGACGTGCGTTAGTTAATTTTAATGATCCTTACATCATAAACATTAATGAATTTGTTAAAGTCGGAGATTATCTTTTATACAACGGCACTGAATTTCAAGTAAATGAGATTCAAGGAAATAACTTTTATATACTTAATTATGAAGATGGAGATGCCATTGGTGTTTCCGTAGAATCACGAAGACGATTGGTCGAAAGTGGTGTTGGCTATTTTGGCTACAGGGGCTTACATTTAGTCACCGCTACTGACCATGAATCAGGTCTTGGAATGGTAAACGGCAACAACCCACCTTCTGAGGATTTTGTGACAGATGACAGTAACTTCTACCAGAACTATTTGTTTGTGATTGGTGATGA